CCAAAAATACAATACCATTTTGTTGTTGGAAGACGATTTCATGTTCAACCCCCGCATTCGCGAGCATACGAAGAACATTGATGAGTTTGTCTCTACGCACAGCCAGTTCATCTATCGGTTGGGGTGTTTGCCGTCAATCCAGGTACCGTACAATAGGTACACGTACGTAGGGCTGTCGCTGGGGACGCATGCGGTCCTTTTGAGCAAGTCGATTCGGGAAAAGTTGATGCGCCCTCCGCGCATGGATTGGGATTTATATTTGAACTTCGCGTCGCCTAATTTCATGTACTACATGCCTCTCTGTTACCAGCTGTTCCCGCAAACCGAGAATCAAAAGAATTGGGGGAAAGATGGGGCCGTCTCGGCCATGGTTGCTCCGATCGTGATATGGTTCATTAAGACGGTGCGGCTCGACCAACAAGTTTCCCCTGGTTACCCGCTCATGTACGCCGCGTCGAAACTGGCGCCGTTGGTTCTGCTAGGCGTCGCGTGTTTTACTGGCAGCGGGCGCGGCGGCGGTAGATGACGCGCATGTAGGAGCCGTGCTTGGCGCCCTCGTTGGTGGGTTGGACGTAGGTGCAGGCAGAGGTCAACTGGTACTGGTACTGGGTGGAGGGCATGCGCACTTGGTTGTTGATTTGGTTCATGGTCGCGGCGTAGTCGTAGCAGATCGAGCAGCACCACGTACTGGAGCCGTACCGTAGCATATATAATTATGCCGATATTTAAAAAAGGTCGATGTTCATGATGGTCGGGTGGCCGCGTTTGGAGGCGTACTTGGCGAACATGGGGCGTTTGAGTTGTTCGGTGGGGAGGTGGTGGTGGACGGTGCGGGCGATCATTTTGTAGAGTTTAAAGTTGGGGTAGCGTTCCTCGCCGCTGCGCTTGAACATGACGTTGCGGCCCTTGTCGTCGCAGCACCAGTCGTGGATGAGGGCGTTGAGGTTCTTGTAGGGGGCGGTGTTGGGCAAGGTGTCGATCATGGAGCAGGCGAGGCGGCAGAGGTCGAAGCTGGGGTTGGGGTCGAGGACGGGTTTGGAGGGGGAGACGAAGGGTTCGGTGTTGTACTGGCAGGAGGCGTCGCCCTGCGGGCCGAAGCTGTCGGAGACGTACTTTCGCCCGTTGAAGGTGTAGATGGCGCGCCCAAAGTCGATGATTTTGAAAATTTTGCCAAAGGTGGGGACTTTGTAGTTGGTGTTGTTGAAGCGGTAGTGGAGGTAGACGGCGTCGGTGGGGACGTACATGACGTTGTTGGTGTGGAGGTCGTTGTGGGTGAACTGGTAGACCTTTTGGTAGGTGATGAGCATCATGATGATTTGCATGAGGGCGGACTCGAGTTCTTCGGCCTCGATGTGGTCGAGGAGTTTGTCTAGGGTGGACTCGCAGCCCTCCATGGCCACGACCTGCACGGGGAATTGTTTGATGGTGACGCAGAAGTCTTCCAGGTCGTCGTCCATGGATTCGGGGGAGGAGTCGTAGGGGTCGTCGAACTCGGGGTGGTCCTTGTCGACAAAGTCGCACGGCGTGTTGGAGGAGGTGGACGAGTTGTAGGAGAGGTCGTCGTCCACTGGGTCGAGTTGTTCGACGACTTCGGCCTCAACCGTGCCGTCGGTGACGTCCGTGACGAGGTCGGTGACGTCCGTGCCGTCGGTGACGTCCGTGAGGAGGTCGGTGACGTCCGTGAGGAGGTCGGTGACGCCGTCCGTGGCGAACTCGATTTTGGACCTAAAGTTCCTGGAGTCGGAGGGCGGGGCGATGTCGTGGTTGACCTCGAAGAGGTCGCCCAGGTGGCTCGTGAAAAAGGTGGAGCTCAGGAGCATCTCGGGGTCGTCCTCGCCGAAATATTTAAAGTTCTCCTTCACGCCCAGGAAGGCGCCGTAGAAGTCGATGCCGTGGATGAACTTGGCGGTGTGCAGGAGGCGGCTGGTCAAATAGTAGAACATGCCGTCGACGTAGGCGGCGTTGTGCTCGTGGTCGAGTTTAGGGACGCTCGGGGCGAGCGTCGGGAGAGAGAGGGTAAATTCGGGGAGGGTGCCTAAAAGGTATTTGGAAGGGTCGAAGAGCGGGCAGTGTTTGAAGAAGACTTTCTTGCGCTCGGTGCCGTTGACGCTCGCGTGGTAGAGCGGGCCCACGGCGCCGTGCACCTCCGTGAGGTAGTGGGCGGTGTCCAAGTTGATGTTGTTCCAGTTGGTGGGGTTCAGTTCGAAGAGGGCGTTGTAGAGGGGGATGTAGTTTTGTAGGTTGGACATGCCGACGACGGCCTCTAAACTGGCAAAGACCGCGGGGTTTTTATTTTTCCGATAGGCGATCGACATACTTGACACACTCTAAAAAATAACTCCCGCCTAAACTTAATTAAGTTGGAACGGACCATATATTTTTAATTCCTCCTAATATGACGTTGGAGTTGCGAAAGTTCGACATGCGGTCCATCTCATTCTCGCCCCATGAGAGCAAAGGGCCCGTCATTGTGCTGATTGGGCGGCGCGACACGGGCAAGAGTTTCATCGTGCGGGACCTGCTCTACCACCAGCAGGACATTCCGATCGGGACGGTGATTTCGGGGACGGAGGCGGGGAACAACTTTTACTCGGAGCACGTCCCGAAGCTCTTCATCCACGACGAGTACAACCAGACGATCATCGAGAACATTTTGAAGCGGCAGAAGCAGTGCATGAAGCAGATCGCGAAGGAGATTGAAATGTACAAGAAGAGCAGCATCGACCCGCGGACCTTTGTGATCCTGGACGACTGCCTCTACGACGCGGGGTGGACGAAGGACAAGTTGATGCGTTTGCTTTTCATGAACGGGCGGCATTGGAAGGTGATGTTGATCATCACCATGCAGTACCCGCTGGGTATTCCCCCGAACCTCCGGACGAACATTGACTTTGTCTTTATTCTGAGAGAGCCGTACATCAACAACCGGAAGCGAATTTACGAGAACTACGCGGGCATGTTCCCGACGTTCGAGTCCTTCTGCCAGATCATGGACCAGTGCACGGAGAACTACGAGTGTCTGGTGATTAATAACAATTCGAAGAGCAACAAGTTGACGGACCAGATCTTCTGGTACAAGGCGGAGCAGCGGAGCGCGTTCAAGTTGGGGTCGAAGGCGTACTGGGAAATGTCGGACCGCATGAAGCCGACGGACGACGACGAGGCGGCCTACGACCCGAGCTCGGCCAAGAAGAACGTGGCCAAGATCAACGTTCGAAAGAAGTGGTAAAAAATTTTAGAATAATATATATATGCCGACGTTGAAGTACGTTTACTTTCTGGACGAGTTGACCAACTCGCGCCAGTACATTCAAGAGGCGGATGCCACGGACACAAGTGACCAATACGTGGCCACCGCAAAGTTGTACACCCTTAAAGGGAAACACGCTGGGTTCATCAAAACGGTCAATTACAACACTAAAATGGCTTTTAAGGGGAAAATGATTAGCGCGGTGAACACGAACACGACCTTGGTTCTTGGTGGCGCAAACCTCACGAGCGTGTCGTGTCGGTTTACCTTTGCGTCGAACGGCACGGATGTCTTGACCACGCCCACCAGTTCGGTCGCGGTGGCCAGCAACGGCATTTTTCAAAATGCTCGTCCTACTGTAACGATCACCCCGATCACCGTGACAAAAGGTAAACAACTAGCTCCTGGCCGAATGATCGAAGTAAAGGGTTAAATAATCGGGAAAAAAAAGTCGGTTGCGTCTTATATGCGGCCGACCGTCATTCTGGTGTGGACGACCCGAGTTTGCAACGTGCCGAGCACTTCGTTTTGGGGTTTAGGCGATATCATACGCGGGACGATTCATGTCTTTCAATTGTCGAAGAAGCGGAACTTTAAATTAATCGTGGACATTCAGTTGCACCCCGTCGCTCAATTTTTAAAGGCGCGGCCGCACGAACATAGCGGGATGATCCGCGCCAACAAGGATAAGATATGTTTTTTCCCGCACATTGAGCGGCACTTGGGGGTGCCCCTGTTTATCGGGCTCACCAACGACAAGTATAAAGAGCCGATCACGGCCGAGTGCCAGGCGTTTGTGCGGGACATAATGACCCCGAACGAGATGTTCCGGCGGTACATGTTGGAAAAAAGTACAGGTCCCACGGTGTACACCTCGCTACATTTTAGGTTGGGGGATCAGGAATTGGTGCACCAGGTGAGGTCGTCCTTTCAAAAATACGCGGACTATTTAGACAAGCACCCGCCGGAGACCCCGACGATTTTGGTAAGCGACTCGCAGGCGTTCAAAAGCTTCGTGCGGGACCGTTTCCCTGCGGTCTTCATGTTCGACACCCAGGTCGGCCATTTGGGGTACCATACCGACGCGGAGAAAACGAGAGATACCCTCTTTGAATTTTTTACTCTGACGAAGTCGACCCTGATCAAAACCTACTGCGTCTACAGGCGGCGGTCGGGGTTTGTGGCCGTCTGCGCGGACGTTTACAACGTGCCCGTCGTCGATATACGAATTTAGTACACACAACATGAATATCCGCGAGTTGTACAGGTTGCAGGCGTGCATTCAGAATGAGGAGGTCAACCGCCAGGTGATGGCCATCTACCAGCACTGGGCCCAGAACTACCTGCGGGAGTGTCACCGCGAGCTGTCCGTGATCTTGGGGCCGCCGGGGTTCTTGGTGTTGGCGCTCTTCGAGCGGCCCTCGTTGTTGGAGGGTCTGGAGGGGACGCTCATGGAACAATTTCCCAAGGTTCGGCGCCAGATTCGGCAGTGTCTTGAGGAGGCTCGGCGACGGCGGGAGGCTCAGGTGCAGCACGCGTTGTTGGCGTACTTGGAGTCGGTGATGGGGCCATCCGCCTACTACCTCTTGGCGAGTGTTGTATCGTAGCCGCGAGGGTGGCGGCGGGCACGGTCGCTAGGTAGCGGTAGACGGTCTCCTTCGTGACGCGCACGCGGTTGGCCAAGTAGATTTGGTGGAGTTCAAAGAGGTAGGGGACGAGGTGGAGGGGGCGCTGGGCGGTCTTGTGGATGTACGCTTTCACGTAGGTAGAGAGAAGTGTGTGGGCGAAGGCGTTGAAGAGGGTGAGGATGGCGGTGGCCCGCGGCATGAGGTCCGGGTAGTGCTGGGCGAAGAGGTCGAGCTGCTGGGTTTGCCATAGTTTGATAGTTTGGACGGTAAAATTTGAGCAGTTGAAGTTCAAATGAGCGGCGGCCTCGTAGTCGGGGTTGCGGAGTTTCGCGCGGGCAAAGCCGTCCTTGAAGACGAGGCCCTTGAAGCCGTGGGCGCCCGGGGCGGGGAAGCGGGGGTCGAGCGGCACTGGGTGGACCGTGTTCTCCGCGATGCGGTACATGGCCACCAGGGAGACGTGGGGCGTGAGGACGAGTTCGACGATTCGGTTGAGCGGGTGCCGGAGCACGAAGCTGTAGACGTAGTCCGGGTTCAGGAGGTCCAGGTTGGGGACGGCCTCTAAAAACATTTGGCGAAAGGTCGGGGCGGTGTCGTGGAAGCGGCAGTTGGCGCCCACGGTCGACTTGGTGCAGAGGACCCACTTGGTGTCGTAGAAGGCGTTGACCATGGTGCCCTCGACGAACTCCTCCGTGGTGTGGGTCGGGTGTTGGTCGAGGAAGAGGTCGCGGGGCATCGAGTTCGGGGGCGAGAAGCAGACCAGCTTGTCGCCCTTGTAGACGACGGAGCGGTAGATGCCGAGCGAGTAGTCGCTCAACGGCTTCTTGTACCGGACGAGCGTGTACCCCTGCTGGTGGATGTACCGCAACTCGGGGCGACGAACGAAGGGGACGTTCATTTGTAGTGGCATAATGGATTGGGTTTAAATCATTCTGTTTCCGTTTTTTTTATACCGTGGAATATATATATGTACCACGGTATTTCTCCGACCGTTACGGTTTCGACCCAACAAGGCGCGAGCATGGTGGCCCCCTTGGGGGAGGCGAGTCAGGTCCCTCGGGACCGCATGAAGTTGCGGACCGTGTTCCCGCCGACGATCGTGAAGCAGTGGGCGTGCAGCCCGTTCCGGGTGGCGATGAACGCGGGGGACTTGTTCTCGCGGCAGTATACGGCGGGCGGGTCGAACCAGATCAAGGGGTCCGTTGGGCGGCGGTTCGGGGCGCTCATCAGCGCGGACGGGGTGCAGGCGGGGGACGGGGCGTCGGGCAACCAGCACCGGGTGTACGACTCGTCCGACTACACGACCTACCGGAAGTTGGTGGCGAAGAACAAGAACTACGACGACTACTCATTCGGGGGCGGCAACAACGGGGCCTACGTGCCCCTGATGGCCATTCGGCGAAGATAGGAGGGTGTGAATTTGTGGAAAGAGGGAGACGTGGCGCTCCTTCATGCGGGTGGTGTTCTGGGCCAGGTCGAGGTGGAAGCGAATGAAGAGGGTGACCAGGTAGGCGCAAATGAGGTAACCCCACGCGCTCATATATATAGTTTCAAAGTAAAAAACAATTCTCGGGGGCGAACGTCTTGCAGTAGTAGCCGTAAAGGTAGTAGCGGCGGTGGGTGGTTCGAAAGGCGGGGGTGGTCGGGGCGTGGGCCAGGCCGTAGACGCGGACCACGGGGAACTCTTTACGAAAGAAGTGCATTAAATTCGAAAAGGCGCCCTGGGCGGGGTCGCGTTGCACGACGCCGATGCAGTCGAGCACGGGTTGGTTCTCGTGGAGCATGGACGTCTTTTTGAAGAAGAAGGCGGCGGCGGGGCGGCCCTGGACGACCGCGAGGAAGGCGCTGTAGACCTTGCCGAGGAGGTAGGTGCGGAGGAGGTCGATGGGGGGCACGATTCTACAGAGCGTCTTGTTCGCGGAGAGGAGGTCGATGAGCGGGCGCATCGTGGCGTCCGTGACCCGGACGCAGCGGCAGCCCTTTTCTCTTTTAAAGTGGTGGGTGTTCGTCCACCAGATGGGGTGGGTGACAAAGGGGGCGAGCCACGGGATCGGGTCGTCGGCGTAGAAGACGCCTGGAAATTTGCAGTCGACGCCGTGCGAGCAGAGGAGCGGCTTGACGACGGCGGCGTCCGGGGCGACCATGTACTCGCGCACGGTGCCCTTCAAGGTGGTCCGGTCCAGGTGGAGGGTGACGGGGCGCGCCACGATGCAGCCCTTGAGCCCGCCGTCGACGTAGACGGAGACGGTAGCGAGGGTGAAGAAGGGGCGCATGTCGTCCTCGTCTGGGTAGTGGTTGGTGGAGTGGGTGCGGAGGAAGGCGGTGATGGGGGAAAGGTCCTCGTCCGTGTAAAGAAAGGTTTTTACATGGAGGGGGTCGTAGTGGCGGGTGGACGGGGGCTGGGGGCCTAGTTTAAAGTCGTAGAAGTGGCGCACGGGCTGCTGCACCCAGAAGCGCGTGCGGATGAAGAGGAAGGCTAGCACGAGCAGGCTTACAAGGATGCGCCACATAAAGTGGGGAGTTTAAAAAAAGTTAAGCGTCCTTGACGAGGAAGCGGGGCGCGATGTTCATGGTGATGAGCTCCTGGAAGAGGAGCTTGCAGGCGTAGGGGATGCGGACTTCGGCAAAGTCGGTGCGGTTGTCGCAGTTGCGGCAGTGGTGGATGCCGACCGCGTCGTTGTAGGCGGCGATGAGACCGCACTTCTTGCAGGTGTGGACCACGTACTTGTCCGAGGCGTCGTAGACGCGCCCCTTGGTGAACATGGCGGCGCCGTGGGAGACCATGCAGTCGCGCTCCATCTCGCCGAAGCGGAGGCCGCCGTCGCGGGCGCGGCCCTCGGCGGGTTGGCGGGTGAGGCTGACCATGGGGCCGCTGGAGCGGCTGTGCTGCTTGTCGATGACCATGTGCTTGAGGCGCTGGTAGAAGACGGGGCCGATGAAAATGTCGGACTTGAGCGCTTCGCCCGTCATGCCGTTGTACATGAGCTCGTTGCCGTGGGACTCGTAGCCCAGCTTCAAGAGGTCTTCGGAGATGCGGGCGACGGTGAGGCCCGTGAAAGGGGTGCCGTCGCCGTAGAGGCCGAGGATGGCGAGCACCTTGCCGAGGAGGGTCTCCTTGAGTTGGGCGATGGTCATGCGGGAGGGGATGGCGTGCGGGTTGATGATGATGTCCGGTTTGAGGCCCGTGGCGGTGAAGGGCAGGTCGGCCTCGGGGATGATGTTGCCGACGGTGCCCTTCTGCCCGTGGCGCGAGCTGAACTTGTCGCCGATCTCGGGCTTGCGGAGGCAGCGGATGCGGCCCTTCCAGAAGGAGTAGCCGTCGCCGTTGACCCCGATGTAGTTCTTGTCCATGTAGCACCGCTCGTCGGTGCGGTGGAAGCGGCTGAGGTCGTCGAACTTTTTGGGTTTGGAGGGGTCGTTGCGGGCCTCGCGGATGGGGACGACCTTGCCCATGATGATGTCCATGTTCTCGATGAGCGTGTTCTCGGGGATGAGGCCGTCGACCCCCAACTTGTCGTAGTTGCCGAACTTCATGCCGCGGGTCTTGGAGGGGTCGGGGTTGCACCGGACCTCGTCGTCGCCGTGGAGCTTCTTGTCCTCGTCGCGGTCGGTGTGGTAGATGGTGGCGGTGAAGAGGCCGCGGTCGATGGCGCCCTGGCTGATCATGACGCTGTCCTCCTGGTTGTACCCCGTCAGGGACATGATGGCCACGACCACGGTCTTGCCCGAGGGGATGTCGTTGAGGCGGAGCATGTTCATGACGCGGGTGTCGACGAGGGCGCGGTGCGGGTAGGTGAGGACGTAGCTGGTCTTGTCCATGCGCATCTGCGGGTTGGTGACGTAGACGCCGATGGCCTGCTTGCCCATGGCGCACTGGTAGGTGTTGCGCGGCGACTGGTTGTGGTCGGGGAACGGGATGCAGGAGGCCAGGACGCCGAAGATGGTGCTCGGGTGGAGCTCGCGGTGCGTGTAGAGGCCCTTGTCGGTCGGGCGCATGGCGATCAGCGAGGCGTTCTGCTCGGCGGGGTCGATGTACTCGAGGACGGAGTTGGCGCCGACCACGAGGGCGTCCCACACGACAGGCTCGGTGATGGGGGGAACCTCGCCGTCGACCAGGCGGAAGACGGGGCGGGTCACGCGCCCCGCGTCGTTGCAGACGTGGATCTCGTTGGCGGCGTAGTCGAAGACGATGCCCGTGTAGGGGTTGATGCAGCCGCTGTACTTTTTCGATTTGAGGAAGAGGAAGAGCTTCTGGGAGTCGTCGCAGCAGTTGCCGACCCAGCAGCCGTTGACGAAGACCTTGGTCTCCTGGATGGTCTCGTCGGTGAGCGCGTCGAGCGGGACCACGTGCGGCATCACGTGCTGGTAGAGCGGGTCGGCGTCGGAGCAGGTGGTGATGTGGGTCATGTAGCTCATGTTCTTGACGACGCCGACGGACTGGCCCTCGGGGGTCTCCGCGGGGCAGAGGTAGCCCCAGGTGCTGGCGTGCAGCTTGCGCGGGGCGATGAGCTTGCCGCTCTTGTCGCTCGGGGTGGGCGTGTTGATGCGGCGGAGGTGGCTGAGGCTGGCCGTGTAGGTCAAGCGGTTCAGGACCTGGGCCACGCCGACCTTGGACGACGACTGCTTCAGGCCAAAGTCGCCCGTGGAGAGCGCGCGCTTGATGCCGTTCTCGATGGTGTTGGACTTGATGATCTTGTAAATGTTGGTGGCGTTGACGATGGCGCTGTAGTCGTTGGTGGACTTCCACGACCCGGTGTTCATCTCCCGGATGATCTGCTTCTGCATGTCCTTGATCATCTTGTTGAGGTAGTTCCGGTAGAGGTTGTTCATGAGCGCCCCGGGCAGGTCGACGCGCTTGTTCAGGTAGGTGTCGCGGTCGTCGCCCCTGCCCTGCCCGACGCTGCAGCGGAGCAGCTTGCAGGCCATGTAGCCGAGCATCCGGACCTGCTGCGTGCGCGTGCGGCAGTGCGGGAAGAGGTCCGACGCCAGCACCTCGACGGTGAACTCGCGGCGCTTGACCAGGCACTGCGGCTTGTCGAGCTTGACGGCCATGAACATGGCGTGCCCGGCGATGTAGGCGAGGGCGTCGTCCTGCGTGCGGCACTCGGCCGCCTCGATCATGCTGCCCTTGAGGCACTCGACCAGCTTCGGGTCGTTCACCAGGGTGATCATCTTGCAGATGGCCACGTCCGTGAGGACGCCGAGCGCGCGGAAGAGGATGAAGAGGGGAATGTTTTTCCGGATGCGCGGCACCGCGACCTGGATCGCCGTGACCGCGCCCGCCTTGACCAGGTACATGTTGACCTGCTTCGGGGAGATGCGCTTGTTGTCGGGGACGGACTTGAGCTCGGCCTGCCAGAGGTACTTGTGCCCCGCGTTGTTCGCCGGGAAGCAGTAGACCTTGTTCTCCGCCGCGCGCTCCTGGGCCAGGACGGTCTTCTCCGAGCCGTTGATGATGAAGTAGCCCCCCGGGTCGTACTTGCACTCGCCCGTGACGTCGGACGGCAGGTGCGCGTACTGCGTCAGCACGCAGAGGGAGGACTTGAGCATGACGGGGATTTTCCCGAGGTGCACGGTCTTGATCGTCTTCGCGACGGTCTGCACCGCCTCCAGCTCCGCGCCGCTGCGGATGGTGTAGACGATCTCCACGTCGACCGTGGTGCCCGCCGCGTAGGTAAAGTTCCGGAAGCGGGCCTCCTGCGGGAACATGAGCTTGGACGACCCGTTGTTCTCGTGGATCTGCGGGCGGTTGATGCAGAGGTTGGTGAACCGAATGACCGCCTCCAGCGCGTAGAGTTTGAGGTCCTTGTTGTAGTACTGGTCCGAGTGCACCACCACCGGGTTGAACATTTCGAGCGTGGCCTCGAGCTGTTTGCCGATGAACTCATTGTAGGACTCGATCTGGTGGCGCACCAGCCGCTCCAGGTAGCCCCGCTCGAAGTAGGACTCGATCACTTTCCATTCCATGATGTGTGTTACCTATCCGGTCGATAGAATGTGTTTAAATTTTATTTTTCTAAATTCTATCGCCCCGTCCAGACCTTGACGATGAACTTGCAGCGGTTGCGCCCGCGCTGGTAGTCGGCGTAGCTGAGGCCGTACTGGTAGCGGAAAATGTTGCCGAAAATGGACGGCTTGGCGAAGAAGAGGCCGAACACGCGCTCGAGCGCGCACCGCTGCGGCCTGCTCTGGACCACCTTGAGGAGCTCCAGGAAGTTGCACTCCTCCTGCCACTGCTGGACGGTGGCCAGCTGGACCACCGCCATCAGGCCGAAGCACCCGCGCATCTGCGGGCGCACCCAGGTCATCAGCACGCTCGCCCTCTTCAAGTGGGGCACCAGGGACTTGACGCCGACGAGGTCGGAGTTGTCGTAAAAGCACCACAGCGGCTGGTCCGAGTAGGCGTCAAAGTCGATCCACTGCTGGACGAAGACGGAGTCGTGCAAGATGACGGCCTTGTCGAACCACTGGTACTTTAGCAGGTAGTAGTAGGGCAGCAGCTCCCCGCGTTTAGGGAACTCGCTCTGGACCACCGTCACGTTCGCCACCTGCAGCGGGGCGATCAGCCGCGGCAGGCTCGCGTCGTCGATGATGACGATCGGGTTCTCCGGGTAGAACTTGCGCAGCCGCGTCACGCACTCGACCCAATACTTGGCGGCCGTTTCCGTAGTTACGTGGCGGGTAATGATGAACCCAAACATTTTTTGTAAATATAGTATACATGTACGATTTGTTCAGCCCACTTGGACGAGAAAACTGCTGGTACTTTTACATTTTAGCCGTTCTCTCCTTTGCCATTTTCGTCGTCACGCTGGCGACGGCCCTCTTCAATAAAAAGGGTCAGGTGAACATGGCCCTCTTGGCCCTCAGCCCGCTGGTGACCTACTACGCCTACCGCCTGCTCTACTCCATGTGCCTGCGCTCGCTTTAGCGTTCGTTCGTTTGAAAATTATTTCCACGGTTCTGCTATGAGTAAAAAAACCATCATTATTAAACCGTCGCTGCTCGCCCCGCGCAAGACGGTCAAGAACAAGGTTTCAACCATTTTGGACTCGATCGACACGGACCCGATGCCGACGCCCGCGCCGACGCCCGCGCCGACGCCGACGGGGGGCGAGCCCTCCTACGGGTGCCTGAAAAACGGCAAGAAGCCCACCCTCCGCAGCTACAAGCAGACCCGGAGCGTGCCCCGGGTCGTCGCCGTGGCCACGTTCGGAAAGTCCAAGGGCAAGACCGTGTCCGTCCGGGTGAACGACATCAAAACCATCAAGTCGATCGAGCGCGAAAAGAAGAAGCTGCACAACCAACCCCTTACCGACGTGGTCTCCTACACCAACGAGCACAACCTGACCCGGGTGGGCAGCACCGCCCCCGAGCACATCGTCCGCACCATCTTCGAGTCCGCGCGGCTCACGGGCGAGGTGGTCAACGACAACTCCGAGAACCTACTCCACAACTTTAACGCCGCGTAGCCAGGCGTCGACGTCCTGGCATCTTCCCCTAAAGTAGGTGGTCGTCGTCTTGGACACGTCCACCACGAACTGGGTCGCCGCGTCCACGGGGTAGACGCGGCGCTCGATGTGGACGCAGTCGTGCGGGAACGGAATTTGCCAGCTTTCTTTCAGGGCCACCGTCGACGCATCCCTGCCCCCCACCACCTCCCCGTCGGTGATGCTCCAGCGGTAGATTTTACGCCCAATTTCAAAAATTCCCTCATCGCTGTAGACCATAGTGACGGCCTCGGTCGTGCACGGCCGCCGCAAGACCTCCTCCAACTCGCGCGGGGTCATTGTAACAAACACCCTCATGTGGGGAAGGACGTATTATTTTGTTTAAATTTGTAATTTTCGAAAAGGCTTTGGCACAACTTCAAAAAAAAATGGCCAGCATCATGACCTGGGTGCCCCAGGTGCTGAGCGTGAACGGCGGCAAGGTCCCCGTGGACGTCAACGCGCTCATCCGGGAGGTTCACCGGACCGTCGGGGAGGCGACCAACGTCCGGGTCGTGCCCTCCGCCAAGGGCGGGCTGAACATTTACTTCGAGGGCGTCACCTACCGCCACGCCGAGTTCCGGGAGAAGATCAACTTCATGGACCGCCACCGCGAGCACAACCTGCTGAAAACGGGACCCTACATCATGGCCGACTTCATGGACGCCTTCAAGGTTCGCTTCGTAGTGGCCTCCGAGCCGAAATCACCCATTTCCATTTACATTCCGCAAAAGGGGAGCGTCGTCGTGGAGGACTCGCCCGTGATGCCCGGCGAAGTCGGCATCACGCTCGTCGCCCCCTACGTGCCGCGGTCCCTGAACCCCTACACGGCGGTCCAGGCGTTCGCCACCGTCGACAAGGCCACCTTCTACCCGCGCACCGCGACGGTGTCCCGCGTGGTGTTCGAGGGCGTCCGGTTCAAGCAGAGCGCCGCCGCCATCAAGGCGTACTTCGAAGAGTCCAAGTCCCCGAGCGGCATCTACGTCTACCTGACGCCGACGTCGTACCTGGTCATCACCGCCATGCGGACCGTGGTCGGCGGCACCCACATCCCGGTAGCCCAGCCCGAAACGGCCGAGGCCCTCGAAGACGAGATCAATTTCGATCTGTAGACGTGAACGCCAGCGTGCGGTACCAGTCGTCGTTCAGCAACTTGTCCCGCGCGAACTGCGCCTCGATCCGGGAGAGCGCGGGGACCAGCTTCCACTGGAGGGTCTCGAAGAGGGCGGGCATGGCAAGGGAGGCGTTTAGAAATTTAGGATTGTCCTCTTTGCACCGTAGAAAGTAGTCGGGGGTGTTCAGGAGCACCGCCGTGATGACCATGTAAGCGTAGACGTTGGTCTTTTCTTGGTAGCGCTGCATGCGCCCGTGCAAAATGTCCGCGTACGCGAGCCCCATGTGGTCCAACACTTTCAAGAGTTGGTAGCAGGAGAACAACCGTTCAAACTGCAGCACGCGCGGCACCGCCATCTTCTGGCGGAGGGCGCAGAGGCAGCACGTGATCAGCCGCGCCCACACCTCGCAGTGCGACTCCGCCAACCGCACCCAGGGGTACTTGAACTTTACCCCGTCCAAGAGCGCGTCCAACTTAAAGTAGTGCATGCACTCGTGGCTGAACGTGCGCACCCACTCCTCCTCGCGGTAGACGACCAGCTCCCGCTCGGGGTAGCAGTACCCGCTGTTGATCTCCGGTTTCCCCAACACCACCCCGCGCTGCGGCAACATTTTCCGGGCGGGCGAGAAGAGGACGTGCCCCACGAAGGGCATCGGGTCCGCGTGCTGGTACATGAGGCGCACGATGCTGCAGGCGACCTGGAATTCTTGGGCGTAGTCTTTCAGGTGACTCCCCGAAAAGGTGATTAGGAGAGGTTGCCCCTCTAGCACGGCCCGGTACTGCACGGTGGCGCCCAGCCCCGCGACGTACTCCTCGGGGCAGTCGACCTCGGGGCGCGCGACCCGGGTGACGCGCGCCTCAACGCGCGGGCATTCCTTCAGCGCGCGCAGTATAGATTTAACCAGGGCGTTCATTAAAGTATCCGCATATAATATAAAATGGGGCATTGCAAGGGGCTCTCGTTCGAAGCGTGCGAGGAACTCGTCCTTGAAAACGCCGTCAAGGCCATTGAGCAGAAACAGGGGGCCGAGCTGATGGGCGAGAAGGACACCAAACTCATGCTGAAGCTCGCCGAGGACTTTTTGAGGAAGCACAAGTGCGTCATGTACGGCGGCACCGCCATCAACAACATCCTCCCGAAGGCCCTGCAGTTCTACGACTACCGCTACGAGCTCCCCGATTACGACGCGTACACCCCCGACGCGCTCAAGCTCATCAAGGCGCTGGCCGACATCTACCTCCGCCATTTCGACGACGTCGAGGCGAAAACGGGCGTGCACCACAACACGTTCAAACTCTTCGTCAACCAAAACCCGATCGTCGACCTCTCGTACATGCACCCGGACCTCTTCAAACGCATCAGCGCCGAGGCGACGACCGTCGACGGCATCAAATACGCCCCCGTCAACTTCTTGAGAATGGGCATGTACCTGGAGCTCTCGCACCCGAACGGCGACGTGAGCCGCTGGGCCAAGGTCTACAAGCGGCTCCTCCTCTTGAACCAGGCGTTCCCCTTTGGGCGCAGCAGGTGCGCCAGGTCCACCGTCAAAATTCCAGAAGAGATCTACCGACGGACCCACCAAACCTTGGTGGCCGACGACGTCGTCTTCATCGGCGGGTACGCCAACAAAATGTACCTCGGGGGCGCCAACATTGAAAATGTAACCGAATTTGATGTCATCTCTACCGACCCACTCAAGACCTGCAGCCGCCTCATCGAGGCCCTCCAGGACCACCACCCCAAGCTGGAAACGCACGACGCCATCGGGTCGCTCATCGAGCCGCACTACTCCATTTCGGTCAACGGCCACTACCTGCTCTTCGTCTTCAGCCCCGTGGCCTGCCACAGCTACAACAGGGTGGTGGACCAGAAGGGCAACTCGGTCAAGATCGGCACCATCGACACCCTCTTCAGCTTTTACCTGACCTTTCTCTACGCCAACCGCCCCTACTTTGACGAGCGGCGCATCCTGTGCCTCTGCCAGGCGCTCTTCGGCATCCAGCAGAGACACCGTCTGACCCGGAAGAAGGAGCTGCAGCGCTTCACCATGGACTGCTACGGGAAGCAACAGACGCTGGGCGACATGCGGGCCGAAAAGAAGAACATGTACGCGAGTTTGGACCGGGACTCGCACGAATTTGAAGAGTGGTTTCTTCAGTACCCGCCGCGCGGCAAGACGCCGAAGAAGCCCGCAACGAAACGCAAGTCTCCTTTTAAAAAAAATAAATCGCAAAGACCATCAACCACAACACGACCCAAATGATAAACGGCTCCCCTATAAACATTGTGAGACCACGTTAACCCTGCACGAAGAGTCCGGAGTGTCCGTTCTTTTCCTCAAATTTTTGTACTCTTCGGTCGGCACGGTGGTGCTGACGTCGTCGACCACGGGCCGCGCCCTTTCTGGGTCGGGGCTTTACGAGTTTGATCTGCCGCTCGTCAACATCACCCCGATTGGCGACGGACGGCGTCGCCTGTTGACCGTGAACTATAGCGCCTAACTCTTTTTTTTTTTAAGTACCATGATGTATGAGATCGATCGGCGTGTTCAGAACGACCCACACGACCTTTGCGTCAGAAACAAACTCGCACGACAATCGATTCGCCGCCTACCGCAGCATGGCCCGCAACAACACGCCGATCATCAAACCCAAGGTAGGCTCCGTCTCCAGTTCCCAGCGAACCGCCCTTTTAGGAATCAAACCTGTGGCAAAAACGATCGCCCGCGTCGACTACGGCGGCTACGTGCAGAACGACGTCAAGAGCGCCCTTCGACGGGCCAGGAACGCGGGGTGCGTCCCTCCAAAGAAGGCGAACGTCTGAATTTATTTTTGGAGGTATAATATTATATGTCGGTTACAGTTCCATCGTTTACTTATTATGACCCACAAACAATCTTACAAGAAAACACTGACGCATTACTTTCACTTTTAAAAGGAAATGTCTTTCGTGACGGGTCACAGTATTACCAACCACAAACATTTGATCCAAATAGTAACCCACAAGGGGAAGCTTCGAATTATACAATACAAATTAATGGCGCTACCAATTTTTTTGGTACAACTGATATTTGCGATGTTTCGCCAGAAACTGTCGTAACTAGTGGAATTAGGAATTATTTACCAAGTAAATTGATTGGGAACGTTTACAAAGCGTACATAATCGAATCATCAATTGCGAGCCCTTCGGGTCAATTGTTATGCGAGAGCTCGTGGAATTACAACACCTCAATGTACCCAGACACTGGTTACGAGAATCCTATTTCTTTCTGGGCAGACACTGTACGCTTAGGGATGCGTCTCTCGAAAGATGTGTTTGCTAATGTGAACTCTTCGGTTTACAGAATAGATGAGGTTGTCGCCGTGCTGAAATCCGCCACTGAATACTTATTTTACGTTTACATGAATAATGGTAACGCTCACAATTTATCAAACTTAATCAATATATACACTCTCAATTATCAAAGTACGAATGACCCGACTACGATTATGCCTATGATATGTTCGATTGACGCATTGCAATATGCCGACCAAATGTTTACTAATTATTCGATGAGTGATGACCCGCGTATATATTACTTGCCGAACACAATCGATACAAACTCGCTGTTGTATGATAATGTGAACACCATCACGGCGACAACTTCGGGTTACATTTCCTACATGGATTTATACGGGCTATACACAACCTCACCAAGTGACCCCACCAGCAATCGAACTTACCCGTTTTTTAATATTCCAGGGAGCGGCGGAGCTCAGCAAGCAGGATTGGGCATGGCTTGCTTTTTAATGACGAATGAAGCCATGGCCAGTAGTTACAACTTGTTTCAGACGTATTTATTCGGGGATACCACTACGATCACAACGAGCCAGTACACCGATATTGAAGTATATTCGAACTCATCCCATACGACCACCGAAAACATAGTAGACAATATTGTTAAAACGTATTGGCAGATTGCATTCTTAGGCGAATTTTTTGGGTATCCGGGGAGTACTACATACGGAACTTCAGGATATTCAAACCAATACAAACCGTATTTAATGCAGGTCATGATCGATAATGTGAATGTAAGTGGTCTTGTCAGCAGTGTTGCAGTATGGGACCGAACCTATGTACCGGTAGACCAGAGCGCCGATTGCGATAATGCCATATTATTTGATATTTACACGTGTGCCGATACTGGATGGACACCTCTGGATAGTAGTACTCCGGGGGTTATTCCGGCACCTATGTGCAACTATATTGGTCCTACTTTGGAAATAGTGTCATACCAGATGATTGTGGCGGCTGCGACTGGGAACTTTCCATTTTTTTGCGCCCTGCATAGGGGTTACTACTATTTACTGTACGTTCAGAACGGAACGCCTGAAGGTGGCGTTATGGGCGATGCAAACACCCCAACCTATGCCGACAATAATGGCACTGTATACCCCTCCACGCCAAACTCTACCATTTATTATGGGGCCGCCCCACCAGGAGCTGAGAATACTCCGATATTTGTACCATATACAGATCCAGCGACAGGTAACATTAACCCTAACCCGCAATATGTAACCCCCTATGTGAATAGACGTATGGGGTACCAAGAAACATATAGTAGCCCAACCCCAGAGAATCCTAATGCTACAGCAACCGTAATTATGCTGTCACCCGACAACTCAAATAAGGGCCAGCCATGGCAATATGTGTCGTATTGTGCAGGATTTCAACCCTATATAAACTTCGTTACTAAAAAGGAGGTGGTAACCCCAAGCGACATCACTAAACCTATCTTTTACATGGCTAACCCGTATTACAAATACACTTCAGGGATGTACTCCGCTACTGATGCGGATTCTAATGTATGTTTAGCGTACAAGTTAGCCCATCTCGCATCAACGCGGTCAGACGGGGTGTATGCGGATTTTGGCGATAAGGATACCTTGATCCCATCGAACACACCTCAAGCGGTGAAGAACAAAGTTGGGTCAGACGTAACATGGTTCTACATGTACACCCAAGTTAAAAACACCATGCTCGCTCCTACAGGTCACCAATGTAAGTATGCAGATGGCGACCCTACGTCTGCGAACGCCCCTTCAGATGGTCCATTTACCGGACCGAGCGAGTCCTCTAATTTTTATGTTGGGGAAATATTGGAGGGTAAACATTTGACGACGCTAGGCCATGATACTCAATATGGGACAGAACTTCACCCCGATTACATCGATTTGGGGTTGTACACCGACTGGGTCAACGATGCCAGTGTGTCGTGCTTCTTAGAAGGGACTAAAATTTTGACGACCCGCGGCTACGTGCCCGTGGAGGAACTGCAGAGGGACGACCAGGTGGTCTCCTGCGGCGACATTCACGACAATCGGTACTGGGAACCAACGGATCGGGTGGTGCCGATCCGGTGGGTGGGCAAATACACGAAACTAAAACCGCCTCCGAAACACCAACCCATTTGTATTACGAAGGACGCGTTCTCCATGGGGATGCCCTTCGAGGAGGTTCATCTGTCGGGGAACCACGGCGTGGTGCTGATCGAGAAACTGGTCCCGTTGAAAAGGTTGGTGAACGACAGCACCGTCTACCGGGTGCCCGTCGACAAGGCCGTCTACTACCACGTCGAGGTGGAGGGCCACCAGTGCATCCTGGCGAACGGCGTGCGGGCCGAAACGTACCTCGAAGGGGGCAAGCGAAGAACGTTCACTACCGTTTTTTCAAACTCCTAAATTTTTTTGGATTCTATATATTATATGACGTACAACTCAAACTACCGGAAATACTACGATGACATAACAATTCTTACATCAATTTATACCGATAATGTTAATGTATTGCTCGCATTGTTCACAGGGGACGGAACTAACAACGGCTACGGTATCACAGGGGGCGGATATTATATCTCTAACAGTGGGTCACCCCCGCCAGCAGGGACCGATATTACAACATATGTTATTACTGACACGACATCAACTTCCGGTTATATTCCGTCCAAGTTACCAGTGTTTTCTACGTACAGTGGATACGACACAACTAACGGGTTTGATACGTCGAGTAATAATTTTGGAAGTGATAACGTTCGATGGGGGCACCGTCTGGCAAAGTATTTATTCAGGTATAATGAAAAAACTGCCATTATGAAGATGGCGGTGTCATCGATTGATTATTTATACCAAGTTTACACCTACAACTCTAACAAAATATCCACAAACTTCAGCGTTTTTCAACTGACTTCATGCGACTCAAACAATACCGCCGTAGTCATACCCATGCTCGCCGCGGTGGATGCGATTTATTACAGAAATGAAACGTTGACGCATTACACTTCCGCCTCTGACCCTCGAACGTATTATTTACCGTCGAAGAATAACGCCATATTTTCATTAAACAGCTACCGAGCAACCTCTGCTGGGTACATTTCGTACATTGACCTGTATGGACTTCGGAATTTGGCAACTGCGTCGGACCCTACAACACTGGCCTATCCTTTTTTTAACGTCAAGGATCAAGGCGTTCAAGAAATATCGGTGGGTATTGTTTCATTTTTGCTCACGAATGAAGGACAAGAGAAGTATCCTGCGGTTCAAAAATATTTACAAACCACCAGTGTAGACTTTACCACCTCAAGTAAATTTAATGGAATAGAGGTGTATAAAAACGCATCATCCGATAACACAACAACGTATTCTTTAGCTGAAGATATAATCAACACGTATTGGATCATCGGATACATTGGTCAAGGTTTCGGCAAGTATGACCCGTATAATAATGGTAAGGTCGCATATTTATCTCAATATTTGATCACCGGGGTGAATTATTCTGGAAGCGGCACAAATTGGAAGGGTGGCCCCTTGACCTCGACGAATGGATTACTGCCGACATATCCGACCAAGTTGTTCAATATTTGGTCTTGTTGCGACACGAGCTGGGGTTATGATGATGGTTCAACCGCCTCTAACAATTGCAATGTTACGATGGAAATGTTCTCGTATCAACTACTGACGGCGGCATTGACACAAGACTATGACCGATTTTGCTATTTCCATCGGTATCTTTATTACATGTTATATGTCCAAAACGGCACTGCGGACGGTCCAATGGCTGAAGCGAACTCTCAAACCTATGATAATCCGCCAATCGGGGGGTATTCAACTTATCTGAATCGGGTGAGGTCAAATACAGATATTTATGGAGGTTCTAAATATCCATGGTTATATTCATCCTTCTGTCCTGGATACCAGCCATACGCCAATTTTTTCGGAAAAGTTGATGTTAGCAATGCAGACGGCACCGACCTTTCTGGACCTATTTACATCATGTCCAACCCATATTATAAGGGGTCTTTTAATAATGACATTAGTTCTGCGTCCGATGCAGATTTCAATATATGTCTGGCGTACAGGGTTGCAATGAACAACACCTGGGAAGCTAATTATGACAAGTTGAATGATGCACCTGGATTAGTGTCCGACGAGACAAAATATAAGGTTGGCGCATACCAGGACATTACATGGGACTACATGTACACCCAAATTAAAAATACAATCCTTTCGGAAACAGGAGCCGACATACCTTACCAGGGTACTTTGCCAATAGGGTCGAACTTCAGTCCTGGTACAGTTGTACCTACTGGATACTATGCAAATGGACCGTTTTTAACTACAAACGGGCATGACGCAAACAACTATTCAAGTGACCTTCACCCGGACTACATCGATCTGGCCCTCTTCCAAGACTTTGTGCTGGAAGCAACGGCGGCGTGTTTCTTAGAAGGGACTAAAATTTTGACGTCTCGGGGGTACGTGCCAGTCGAAGCACTGACAAAGGAGGACCAGCTGGTCTCGTACGGGGACATCCTCGAAAACAAGTTCCACGAACGGGACCTTCGGGTGGTGCCGATCCGGTGGGTGGGCAAGTACTCGAAATCAAAACCGGGTCCTAGACACCAACCCATTTGCATCACAAAGGACGCGCTGAGCGTCGGGATGCCCTTTCAGGACGTTTATGTGTCGGGGAACCACGGGGTGGTCTTGCGCAAGAAGCGCGTGCCCGCCAAAAGGTTGATGGGTGATAAAATTTACAGAGTGCCTTCCGAGAGGGTGGTCTACTACCACGTGGAGGTGGAGGGGCACCAGGTGATTTCGGCGAACGGGTTGTTGACTGAAACGTACCTCGATGTGGGGAAACGGAAGGCCTTCACTACCGTTTTTTAGGATTGAGGTGGGATTTGAACCCACGATCTCGTCGGTGTAAGCGACGCGTTCTAACCGCTGAACTACTCAATCTGTGTTTTTTTTTATTTTTTATTTTGTTTTTTTGGGGTTTTGTTCATCTGCGCGCATTTAGGCGGTGGCAGGAGGAGTCGCCTTCTGGAAGTGCGGGCTCATGAACCGCTGCAGGTTGAAGTAGGTGAGCTCGTCCGTGGCCTTGAGCGCCAGGAGCTTCTTGAGCTTGGCGTCCGGGTTGATCTTGCGCCCGTTGGTCGGGTCCTGGAGCTTGTTGGCGCGGATGTAGGCGTTGATCTCGCGGGTCACCTCCGTGCGCGCGACCATCGCACCCTTGGGCTTGGTGAGGAACTCGGCCAGCTGGTCGCTGATGAGCGTCGGCTTCACGAACCCACTGGGGGCGCGGTTCGGGTTCTTGCGGCGGTTGCTCACCTTCTGGGCCGCCTTCACCTCGCGCTCAGCCCGCTTCTGGAGGGTCTTGAAGTCGGTCATCAGGCTCGCGAGCCCCTGGCGGAGAGCGACGAGCTTGGTGGAGAATGTGGCATATGCCGACGCGAGGTCCTCGGTCTCAACCTCGACAACCTCGGGCTCGCTGACAACCGCGGGAGGCTTCTCCTCCTTCACGGCGACAGGGGCAGGAGCAGGGGTAGAAACGGTGGACTTCTTTGGCGGCATTTTATACACTCTTATGTGGGTTGCTGTTTAAATGGTTTTTGACACAAACTTATTTTTGTCGCATTTATCTAGTAGACAATTGGTTGAATTCCTACAAAACAAACAGGATAACCTTCAAAGATATATTCACCCGATTCGTTAACAACATTTGGGTACTCTGCTTGGTCGAGTTCAGTTAGCATATTCGGTTGGTTCTTCGCGTCATAGTAATAGAACGCAGGTAATATATTGGGTAGTTGAAACTGTGGAGGGAAAGGTGGCATTCCTGTACCATGAGAGGGAACAGATCTACTGTCGACAGGCGTGACGTTAGCAATAAACAAATTAACTCCTCCGTCGACAATGCAGTTGACGCCTTGGCGCGTGAAAGTGTGTTCCCCGACGGTTTTCTCGTCGCCATCATCTTCGAGAGACACCACCTCTATGGACTCGTCCATCGTAAGGATCGTAATATCGTCGTTAATGTCCCGGTACACAAACGGCGTGTATTTGCCAACATTGTAGTCGTCATCCCGACTAAGTATGTACCTCCTAAACAACGCGTTTTCTAACATCTTAAGTGGTACTTTACGCATGGGGGTGAAATGGATTCTTAACTTGCGATAGTCGATTCTAAATTTGGGGACGAATATATCTCTATTGCCTTTGGAAAAAAAGATACTGGGGAGGACACTGCTGCCCATCAAACATTTAAGGTACCAATTGCGGCGCACCCGCGTGGCGTTGTTGGAGATGGCCGCCGAAGTTTTGATCTCGTCCCATGTTTGACCCTCTTGATCACTTTTCACCACTTTGTAATCCCCGGTCGACTGTCTGAGAAATCGCCGCGACAGGATGTCTAAGGGTAAGGAAAATGATGTTTTTTTACTCAAGGTCAAGCACCGCCGAAGGAAAGCTGTTCTGCGGTTAAAACTCATATATATAGGGACTTACAAAATTTTATTCAATGTCAACGTGGGTCAAATAGTGGATGCGGCAGCAGGTGGCGGTGATGCCCATCTCGTCCATCAATTTCCCTTCGTCGGACTTTTCTGGGATGTCGTCGGTGCCCTGCCCGGGGTAGTACTTGACGCGGTTGTCCGGGCGCCGCCCCAGGAGGCGGAGGTAGAGGCGGTACTTGTCGGCGATGACGGCGCCGCAGGTGAAGCACTTGACGGGGATCATTCTGTGGGTTGTATCGGCGTCTTTTTCTAAAATGGAAATTTCAAAAATTTAAAAATCGGAGTCTCCCGACGACGACGAGGAGGAGGACTCGGACGGGGAGTCGTCTTCCATCTGGTAGTTGAGCTCGGAGAGCCGTTGTGCCAGGTAGAGGTAGGTGGTGGGGGCCTGCGCCTTGAGGGTGTGGCCGAAGGCTTCGGGGAAGACGAGGACGGTGGCGTCCCTCATGCGGTCGATGAGGGCGTCGATGGTGGCCTGGGTTTTCTCGTGGTCGGTCATTTTGGAAAACCTGAACATGACCACGTTCGGGTGCTGCGTCCACGACTTTTGCTGGGCGGGGGATTTGTTGTCGTCGATGACGTAGGTCTTTTCTGGGTGGGCTTTGATGTCGGACAACGTCACCGCGGCCACTTCGATTTGGCCCTCGAACACGTGCCCTATGTCGTCATCTTTGTCGTCGTCGTCCAAGAGGCATGCGATGACAGAGATAAACTTATCGTTGGTTTCGTACCGATGGCCTATGATTTTGACGGTGATCAGGTCCCCTTCCTTGTAGACCGTGAGCCCCTTCGAGTGGTGGTGGTCGCGCGGCACGAAGACCACGTAGGGCGACTCCTCCACGTGGACCGAGCACTTGAGCCCCGCGGTGGTGTTGGTGTCCACCCTGCAGGCGATGGTCTGGTCGACGCAGGGGTGCGCGATGAGGCACGTGAACTCTACCGTGGTGACCATGTTGGCGCTCTGCAGGGTGCCGCACGAGAACGCCACCACGTGGACGGAGTGTCTTTTCACGTACCCCTCTACCGTGCACGCGCCGCCGAGGGAGGAGAGGACGCGCTCGAACATGGTCCGCATGTCCCCCCCGACGTTGCGCATGGGCACCGACACCTGCCGACTGAGGAGCGACTTCACGTAAATGGCCTCCATTTCCATTTGTTTAAGTGGGTATATTTAAATAGAAATTCGCGGAATTCAACCCGCCCCCATCCAGGCGTCCACGTCGTGGGGGGGCGGGTCGACGCGCTGCCCGTCGGCGAGCGTTTGCTGGACGGGGGGGTCGGTTGGCAGGAGGGTCTTTCTTAGCGGGGCGAGCTGGCGCCAGGATTCGACGGCCCGCGCCTCGGCGCAGCGATACATGTGGCGGTCGTAGCCCTCCTCGTCGTGGGGCAAGATGGAGACGTAGAGGAAAATTTGAATGTTTCTTTCGTGGGGGGGCAGGTCGGCGTGGCTGCCCGGGCCCGTGCAGCGCCCCATGAGCTGCTCCATCCGTTCCATGTGCCACCAGGGTTCTAACACGTGAACTTGCCGGACATTTTTGAAGGTTCGGTCGTTGGTGGTGGTGACGATGACTTTCGCGCCCTCGTAGGGGTCTGGGTCGGCGGACGTGAGGAGGGCGTAGAAGTTCCCGTTGCCCGGGGTGGTCGAGAAGGAGCGCCCGCCGTAGCGGCGGAACCCGGCGGCCTCGAGCGCCAAGGCCGCGGGGATCGCCCCGCCCTCCACAAACTTGGTGGAAATGAGGACCACGCCCGCGCACGCGGCGGCCTGGGCGCAGACGGCGTGCAGCTTGGCGCTGTAGGTGGGCAGTTTGGAGAAGACGCGCTCGGCCCCGGGCAGGTACTGGTAGTCGCGGTCCAGGACGCTCTGCAGCCCGTCTTTGCCGTAGAGCCCGTTGGGGTACGCCATGGTGAGGCTCATGAGGGCGGCTTGTTTGAAAGGGGTGTCTTCGTTCGCGCGGAGGGCGGTCTGGTAGGCGGCGGCTTGTTCCGCCGAACACCGGACGGGGTAGACGTCGATGTTTTCCAGGGTTCTCTTCACCCCGTCGTTCGGCACGACGATGTGCCCGCCGAACGGCGCGAACGATTTCGGGTAGACGCGGTGCGGCGCCCGGGGCGCGGGCGCGACGAACCGCACGTACGGCGCCGCGTCCGCGAGGGCGGTGAGGGCGGGCAGCCTGTCGTTTTGGCGCAGGAGGTTCACGAGCGCGAGGGGGTCCCCCAAGAGCGCGGAGGGCGACAGGAGGACCAGCTTGACCTGCGTGCACTGGAGGAGTCGGCCGATCTCCGAGAGGGGGGCGTCGAGGATCACCATGCTGCCGCGGAAGGCCTCCGAAAGAACCTTTTCTGAATTTGTAGAAATAAACTGGGCCAGGGCCTCGCGCCCGAGGTAGGTGACGCGCCCGCGCTCGGGGGGGAACGCCTCGGAGCAGACGTAGACCTGGCGACCGTACGCTCGGGCGATTCCGGGGATCTCCCCCGGGGGCAACCCGTACACCAGCACCCCGTGCTGCGTCGGCAGAAAATGGCGGAATAGTTCCTGCGCCATTTTTTTTATAAGTCATGTACAAAAAAAAAGATAATAAAGCAACCTAATACTATGTATGTAACATGAGCCGAACGATTGGACGGGTCAAGTGGTACAACAACAAGACCGGGTTCGGCTTCATCACCTACGGCGACGACGAGCAAGACATTTTCGTCCACCACACGGGCATCACCGTGAACGAACAAAACAAGCAGAGCTACCGCTACCTCGTCCAGGGCGAGTACGTGGAGTTCGACAAGACGGCGGTGCAGGGCAAGCCGCAGCCCTACGCCGCGACCCATGTGACGGGCATCAAGGGCGGGCCGCTCATGTACGAGACCCGCCTTACTAACCGCCCCAATGCTTAAAAAAAAAATAAAGTGTGTTCGCCGACACACACACACAGCACATGTAGGAAAGCGGTCAAATCCGCTCGCCTTAAGAGCGAGTCCCATTAGCGGTTCGCGGGTTCGAACCCCGCCGTGTGCAGCATATGTAGGAAAGCGGTCAAATCCGCTCGCCTCAAGAGCGAGTCCCTATAGGTTCGTGGGTTCGAGTCCCACCGTATGCACTTCCATTTTATGAGACGGCTTTTCCATGCATTCCGTTATAACCAGCTTCTTGACAGCGTCGACCGGGACTTTGAACTTGGCCGGGAACCTCGTAATGCCGCAGTTCCGCTTGCAGTGCGATCGGCCTTTGAAGCAGACGTCATCTAAATACTGCAAGAGCCGCACTTCTTCCCCCGTCTCCAGTTTAATCGGGACGTCGAGCTTGTCCCGACCGATGCGGCGGCGGCAGACGTAGCGCACTCGGTTGTACCATTTGCGGCTGAACGTGTCGATGCGGTCGTGTATGGGGGCGTTACGGATGACGCCGATGCCCATCACCTCGTTTTTGTCGTTGTCCAGTTCAAGAACGAGAATACAATTACTGGTGATGGTCGAAGAAATGCGCCGCGGGCTGTAGTAACTAAAGTGGCCATTGACGCGGGCCTGGGCGACCCACTCGTCCCATGTGGCGCGGTTGAACCGTGTCGTTAGCATACACTCGTTTGTGGCGAGCCGTCTTTCTCCTAAATTTGGAACCACCTCTTCTACTGAGGGCCATGGCCTGGACGACATGCGGCGGAGGCGTCACCGTGCTAAGCCCCCTGGATGCGGTCGTCAAAAAATTCACGAGCGGCTGTAAATTGAGTTGTTGAGGAGGAACCGTAAATTCACACTGTCTACTGTCGATCATTACCTGAGTTCCGGCATTAATGCAGTTGGTGTTTGCATGCCTTATGCAGGCATTTATGTGGGCCTCGTCATCGATTTCGGTATTTAACACTAATACTATAGGGTCTTGGGGGGGGACACAGAGCCTGGGGAAAAGGGTGAACGTTCGGCCCTGTACTCGAGTCATGAGGTCCGTTACGTTTAACGCGGGGTATCTGTTAAACAAGGAAACCCTCGGGTTTTTCCAAAAGTTTTGTCCATCGTACCACCGCACGGGGTTCGTTTGAACGACGAATTTAATGATTCTCTCCAGGTCGCCGTAGGTGAGGTTGCCGATCTGCGTGTCCGGGGTGGGCATGAGGGTCTGGGCCACGCCTAATCGGTTGAGGATGCTATTCAAATTCGCTTCCATACTTATAAAGCAATATAAATTTGTGGCATCTATACAACCCACCATGCGGTTCAAAATCACCGACAGCCAAATCTACCATGAGGCGGAAGAGGGGAACATGGTCTTCATGGTGCAGCTCTTCGGGATCGACGAGCAAGGGGCCACTTACAGTGTCCACGTGAGCGGCTACAAGCCGATCTTTTACTGCAAAGCCCCTGAACACTTCGAGTACCGCGATGTGCGCAAGTTCGTCGAGCATTTGAAAGAGAAAAGAATGCCGACCGAGTCCATCGTGGAGTACAACGTGGTCCGCCGTAAAAAGTTGTTTGGGTTCGACGGGGAGTGTTTTCACAAGTTCATGTACTTCAAGTTCGACAACATGAGCGCCTTCTACAAGGTCCGCAACCTGTGGTACGAGGCCCGGACGGTCCCGGTCTGCAAGTTTTACCGGGACGGGAAGAAGATGTGTCTCCGCCCGTCGGGGTACCCGTACCAGGGGGCCAAGTTGGAGCTGTACGAGGCGAACATCCCGCCGCTGCTGCGCTTCTACCACGTGAAGCAAATCAGCCCCTCGGGGTGGGTCCACATCACCAAGTCGTCCCCCATGGAGAAGACGACGACCTGCACGCACGAGGCGCGCACCTCGGTCATCCACGTTGAGCCGCTGAACGTGGAGACCCGGGTGCCGTACAAGGTCTGCAGCTTCGACATTGAGGCGAGCAGCAGCCACGGGGACTTTCCCATGGCCATGAAAGACTACAAGCGGTTGGCGCAGAACATCGTCGACACCTCGGGGGACTTGCGGGCGAGCGTCGACGCGGCGTTTGGGTTCGGCGCGCTCGACGGGATCGACCTGGTCTACCCGAAAGAGGACGTGACGGCGGAAGATGTGGCCGCCAGTTACGCCCGGATGATGGTGGACAGCGTCGAGGTCTCGGGCATGGTGCCCGGGGACGAGTCCGATGAGGAAGAGGAAGAGCTTGCGACGGTCTCGTACAAGGGGTCGTCCATCCTCGCCATGCTGGCCGACCCGGAAGTGAACAAGGTCACGAAAGTGTTGGGGCTGACGGCGGCGTTGACCAAGTGGTTCCCCCCGCTGCAGGGCGACACGGTCACCTTCATCGGCACCACCTTCAGCGCCCACGGGTCGCCGGGGAAGAACCACTGCATCGTGCTGGGCGGGTGCGAGCCCGTGGAGGGGGCCGAGCTGGAGTGCTACGCCACCGAGCGGGAGGTCCTGGTGGCGTGGACCGAGCTCATGACGCGCGAGGACCCGGACGTCGTGATCGGCTACAACATCTTCGGGTTCGACGAGGAGTTCATGTTCAAGCGCGCGCTGGAGACGGGCTGCGTCGCCGAGTTCTTGAAGTTGACCAGGTGCCTCGAGGGCAGCGCGGGGAAAATGACCAACGGCAGGTGGGGCATCGAAGAGAAGAGCGTCTACTTGGCGAGCGGAGAGTACAATTTGAGCTACTTCAACCTGCCCGGGCGGATCCACATCGACCTCTACACGCTCTTTCGGCGCGACTACAACTTCGAGTCGTACAAGCTCGACTCGGTCGCGGCCCTCTTCATTGGAGGGAAAATCACGGACATCAAAGAGCACGACGAGACGGGCAGCGCCGTCTACAGCGACTGCCTGCGCGGGCTGGCGCGGGCCAACTACGTGGTGTTCGAGGTGACGACGCACTCGGCCTCCCTCTACAAGAACGGGCAAAAGTTCAAGGTGAAAGAAGTCTGCGCGGACCACTTCCTCCTGGACGCGGACCTGAGCGCGCTCGGGCGCCTCAAGGGAGACGTGCGGTGGTGCCTGGCGAAGGACGACGTGGACCACCACGCCATCTTCAAGCTGGCCAAGGGCAGCGACGCGGACCGCGCGACCATCGCCGCCTACTGCATCCAGGACTGCAACCTGGTGCAGCACCTCTTTGAAAGGATTGATGTGTTGACCAGCTTCGTGGAAATGTCGAACCTCTGCAGCGTCCCGATCTCGTTCTTGGTCTTCCGCGGGCAGGGCATCAAGTTGCAGAGTTACATTGCCAAGAAATGCCGAGAGGCGTCCATGCTGATGCCCGTCCTGGAGACGGGCGAATACGACCAGGGGTACGAGGGGGCCATCGTGCTGGACCCCAAGTGCGGCATCTACACCACGCCCGTGGCCGTGACCGACTACGCCTCCCTCTACCCGTCGACGATGATCGCGGAGAACCTCTCGCACGACAGCAAGGTGTGGACGAAGGAGTACGACCTGGAGGGGAACTTGTTGCGCGAGACGGGGGTGAAAGTCGGCGGGGCCTTCATCTACGACAACCTCCCCGGGTACACCTACATCCAAGAGACCTTCGACACCTTCAAGTACGTCCGCAAGACGCCCAAGGCCCGGGCGGAAAAGGTGAAAGCGGGGACCAAGGTCTGCCGCTTCGCCCAGTTCAAGGGCGCCATCATGCCGTCGGTGCTCAAGGAGCTCCTGAAGGCCCGGAAAAACACGCGGCGGCAAATCAAGACGGAAACGGACGAGTTCATGCGCAACGTCCTGGACAAGCGGCAGCTGGCGTACAAGGTCACGGCCAACTCCCTCTACGGCCAGTGCGGCGCCAAGACGAGCTCCTTCTACGAGATGGACGTGGCCGCCTCCTGCACGGCCTGCGGGCGCAAGCTGCTGATCTACGCCAAGACCATCATCGAGGAGATCTTCGCCAACCGCGTCTGCGAGACCGCGCACGGCACGGTGACCGCGACGGCGGAGTACGTCTACGGGGACACCGACTCGGTCTTCTTCAAGTACACGATCCACAAAGATGGGGTCTTGGTGACGGGGCAGGCCGCGCTGGACATTACGATCGAGCTGGCGAAGGAGGCGGGGCGCCTGGCGACCATGTTCCTGAAACCGCCGCACGACCTCGAGTACGAAAAGACCTTCTGGCCCTTTGTCCTTTTGTCGAAGAAACGGTACGTCGGCATGATGTACGCCGACGGCGAGTGCGAGCGCAAGAGCATGGGCATCGTCCTGAAGCGGCGCGACAACGCGGCCATCGTCAAGGACATTTACGGCGGCGTCATTGACATTCTGATGAACGGGCGGAACATCCCGAGCGCCGTGGCCTTTGTCCAGGAGAGTCTGGCCCTCCTGCGGCAGGGCAAAGTTCCCTTTGAAAAACTCATGATCTCCAAGTCGCTGCGGTCGGCGTACAAGAACCCGGGGCAGATCGCCCACAAGGTCTTGGCGGACCGAATCGGGGTCCGCGACCCGGGCAACAAGCCGAGGGCGGGCGACCGCATCCAGTACATGTACGTCCAAACGGCCGAGAAGAAGAAGCTGCAGGGGGACAAGATCGAGACGCCCGAGTTCATCAAGGCCAACGGCCTGGTGCCCGACTACACGCACTACGTGACCAACCAAATCATGAAACCGCTGCTGGGCGTCTTCGAGTTGGTCGATTTGACCGAGCTCGGCGACTTCAACAGGGAGGACTACGAAAAGCAAGTGGCGGCGATCCGCGACAAGTTCCCGACGCAGGTCGACGCCAAGGTGGCGCAGTTGAAGCTGAAAGTGTTGAAACGCTTGATTTTTGAAGTTTAAAAAAAAGGGCCGCTACTCAATATATATGACATTAAATAAAATGAGGATGCGGGCCACCGACAACGCGGTGGCGTTCCTTCAGGATTTGAAAAGGGTCGCGCTCTACCCACAGGGGCACACCCTTTACATAAACTACTCGAACAGGCACGCCGACTACCTAACCGACCGGGACTGCCTTAACCAAACGGAGGGGTCCATTGCGGTGTTCATAGAGATCCTTAGCGAGGCGTATGACATCAACGAAGAGCTGCAGAATGAGCTCGAGCTGCCCCCCATCGTTCACTTCAACACCGTCTCCAAATATTATTGGATGTTGGCGTTGGACACGGCGTGGTTGCTGGAAGAGCGGCGGCGAAAGAACGTTTCTAAAATTTGTCTCGCAAAGCTCTTTAACGAAGTGGGGAGTTCTATTTATGAATATTTATAATCGCCTTCGGCGACTTCGCCTTCGACGACTTCGCCTTCGGCGGCTACGTCGCCCACCCACCATTTCAGCCACAAATTCACTTGCACTTTTATATTCATTCGGCATTTTCACGAGTACTTCCATATTTTGAAAAATTGCCTCTGTTACAGGTACATATCGGCGGGGAGATGGCGCATCAGAATATATATAATATGTAAACCTTCTACTATCCGGGTCATAATCCGGGGCCAACTTGCCTGTGAAGCTGTCGCCATTCATGGTATACCTAACTCGCCGTTGACCTATTTTATCCAGGCGCTGCTCAAGATTCATATATAAACTGTAGAAAAAAATATATTGGCGGTTTATATGGCGATTGCGATTCCGTTGATTGCATTCGGGGTGTTGTACGTCTTGTCGAACCAGAAAAAGGAACAGTTCGAGATGCGGCGCAATTTCCCCACCACCGAGCCCGTGACGGCGACCAACGACGTCAACTACTACAAGAACCCGAACCAACAGACCGACCCCTACTTCAAACGCCCCACTCCGCCGAACTTGATGATTACCGACATGGCGGGGAGGCAGGTCCACGCGACCGACTTTGTCTCGGAGAACATGGTGCCCTATTTCGGCAAGACGAAAGCCATCGGACCAGAATTTAGAAACCAAGTAGAAAGTGAATTGGACAACAAGGTCGGGGCGGGGACGCTGCAGATCACCAAGGGCGAGCCCTCGCCCCTCTTCAAACCGGAGGAGAACATCCAGTACCAGTTTGGGGCGCCGAACCAGTCCGACTTTTACCAGTCTAGGGTGAACCCGTCGCTCAAGGCGAGCAACGTCAAGCCGTTCCAGAGCGAGATGGTGGCCCCCGGGTTGAACCAGGGGTACACGACGGCGGGGTCGGGCGGGTTCAACTCCGGCATGGGCAGCCGCGACAAGTGGCTGGACAAGACCGTGAACGAGCTGCGCGTGGCGACGGACCCGAAGGTCTCGTACGAGTTGACCGGGCACGAGGGTCCTGCGGGGACGTTGGTTAAAAATTTAGGGATTGAAGGCAAAGTAGAAAAGCACCTACCGGACAAGTTCTTCATCAACAGCCCCGACCGTTACCTGACGACGACGGGTGCCGAGGTAGCCCCCACCCTCCGCGCCATCCAGCCCAACCCGACGATCCACCGCGCCACCACCACGAAACCCTACACGGGCAACGCGTCCGGAGTCGCCGCCCAAACCCAGCACCCGATGGTGCGGGGCGACCACCGCAAACAGCACATCGGCCCCGAGCAGTTCACGCCCGCGCAGGGGAACCCGCAGAACAACTTGTCGGGGGTGCAGGGGTCGTACCTCTCATACAGCAACAACCGCACGGAACAGAACCACGAACATTCGGGGAACGTGCAGAGTTTAGTGAACGCGATCACCGCGCCCATCACCGACTTTTTGCGGCCCAGCAAAAAGGGGTTGGCCCTCGGCCAGAAGCGCCTGGGCAACGCGTCGGGCATGTCGGCGCTGCCCGTCGTCCCGGAGGCGGGGCCAGTGACGACCAAGGAGACCACCATGTTCAGCCCCTACGCGCTGGGCGCGCGCCCACACAACTCGGCGGGGGACGGGTACATGGTCGCCCGTCCCACGATCGAAGAGAACAACCGCATGACGACCTCGGTGCCGTACATGGGCGGCGCCGCCATGGCCTCGCAGCAGACGTCCTACTCGGCCGCCACGAGCATCACGGCCAACCGCGTCTACGAGGGGCGCACCCCTGCGGGCAACATCAACATGTTCAACAACTCCATCACGCAGAGCAGCACGGAGCGGCAGCACCCCGCCTACATGGGCATGCCCGCGGCCTCCAGCGTTCCCCCCGTGGTGCAGCGCACCGAGACCAGGTCCCTCCAAACCTACGACAACGTTTCGCGGGAGCAGCCCGACCTCCTTCAGGCCTTTCGGTCGAACCCGTACACGCATAGTTTAACCTCGGTGGCGTAATTTTTTGTATAACGGTAGATTATGGCAAAGTTTAGACCGAGGAAAACGGACAACACGCTCCTTTTAGTCGGGCTCGCCTGCCTGGCGGCCCTGCTGGTATACAAGTTCTACAACCGCGAAGGGTTCAACGCGGACTCGCCGACGTCCATCTCCAACGGCACCGTCGTCCTCTTCTACTCCAAGTCGTGCGCCCACTGCAGCAAGCTCGAGCCCGTGTGGGAGCAGATCACCACCAAGTACGGCACCAAGGTCCTCGCGATCGACTGCACGACGCCGACCGCGGCCACCACCGCGGCGATGAACAAGTACAGCGTCACCGCCTTCCCGACGGTCGTCTGCATCAACTCGACGGGGAACGCGACCCCGTACACGGGCGACAAAACCCTCGACGACCTTTCCTCGTTCATCGACCAGTGTACGAGTTCATAAATGCTAAAATTTTGTATCGAGGTACTAATATATGATTCCCCTGATCATTTACCAAACATGGCACACTAAAAAGCTGCCCGCCGAGATGAGAGAATCGGTGAACCAACTAAAGAAAGCGGCGCCCGAATTTACGTACATGCTGTTCGACGACGCCGACTGCCTCGAGTTTATCCAAGAGTATTTCCCCCCCCAGGTAGTGGAGGCCTACCACAAGTTGATCCCGGGGGCGTACAAGGCCGACCTGTGGAGGTACTGCGCCCTCTACGTCACGGGGGGAATCTACATCGACATTAAATACCGCCCCGTGCCCCCGTTTAAACTCATTCAATTGACAAGGTCCGAACACTTTGTCAACGATTTGCAAGATGCCTACGTGAAGTTCGAGGGGGTCTACAACGGGGTAATGGTGTGCAAACCTCAGAACAAGGTTCTGTTGAAGTGCATCAACGAGATCGTGCACAACGCCACCGTGACCTACTTCGGGCGGTCGCCGTTGGAGCCGACAGGCCCCATTCTCTTGCGGAAACATTGCGAGTTCACGGACATGCAATTGAAACTGAACGCCGTAGAACAGTTGCAAATTTTCATGAACGGGACCATGGTCCTCTACTCCTACTTGACGTACCGGAAAGATCAACGCACTTACGAAATTTATCCACATTATTCGAGGCTGTGGATGGCGCGGGCCATTTACCGCCGAACCTCTCCAGAAATAGTTTGTGCGAAGGCGACCAAGGTTTGCGAGACCACGGTTTGCGAGACCAAGGTTTGCGAGACCAAGGTTTGCGAGACCAAGGTTTGCGAGACCAAGGTTTGCGAGACCAAGGTTTTCGATGATGAGCCTACTCCAATTACATTTACGAACAATGTCGTGCCCGAGTTGCCGACCGAGCCCGAGTCGCCGACCGAGCCCGAGTCGCCGACCGAGTTACCGACCGAGTTACCGACCGAGTTGCCGACCGAGCCC